CGACATTAACGGCAATTTCATTGGATTCACATATTGGGGTTTCATTGATGAAAAAGGAAACATTTCTGAAGATTCATTTTCAGGGCCAACACGGAAAACCGGAACAACAAAATTTGTTGATGATCAATTAACTGGATTGCAGGATAAAAACCAAACAGGAATTGATGTTTATGAAAATGATCTTTTTGAATTTGTATTTTCAAATGTTCCTGATGGATTTGCACCTTTAAATTTCAAAAAGGATCAAAAAACAAGAATTGCAGTTGTTGTTTTCAAGTTTGGCCAATATGCAGTTAAAGTGAAACATCCGGAAACAAAAGATTTTGTTTATCTGAATTTATTTGAATTTTTAAAGAATGATGAAAAAGTTGTTATTGGAACAGCTCACAACTGGAAAATATAATTACATTTGAAATCGTATTTCATTTATTTTCAATTTGCGTTGAATAAAAATCCCTTCAGTGTAAAAACCAAAGGGATTTTTTAATTTAAAGAACTATATTTGAATAAACTAATTTAAAAAGTTTTTAGAGTGGGAAATAAAATCAGTAGTTACAAAGATAAAAATGGAAATAAAGGTTTTCACTTCCATTGTGAAGGATGCAAATGTTCGCATGGTGTATATACTGAGGGCATTGATGTTCCTGTTTGGAAATTTAATGGTAACAAAGAAAAACCAACATTCACACCTTCAATTTTAGTAAGATATGATCATTTAAGCGAAGAAGGACGAAAAATATCATTTGAATTCAAGGAAAAAAACGGCAGGTTTCCAACAATAGATGAACTTCCTTATGATATTAATGAAGTTTGCCATTCATTCATAACAGATGGAAAAATAAGATACCTAAATGATTGCACACATCATTTGAAAGGGCAAACAGTTGAATTAAAAGATTTCTAAAATTATTTATTATAAACCAATTCAATATAATAACTTACAGCATTTGCCCAATAGTAGGAATGAAATTTTACTTTGATCCAATTCCAGTAAATCCAATATCAAATTCTAAATACATAAAACGAAAATCAAAATAATATTTATATATTTGATTCAGCAACTCTCTGACAAATCAATAAAATAAAATTAATGACTTGATTTCATAACTTATTTCATTAATTGAAACACCACCCTAAAAAAGTGGTGTTTTTCATTTACAAAACTTTGCTACATTTGTAATAGTAACTAATGCACTTTTCCAGGAACCAAAAACGGAAACTGTAAAAGGATAAAAAGGACAAAAGAAATGAAGGAATCAACTATTAAAAAGCATAAAGCAGTAATTGATGAATATGTTATAAACGGACACAACGGAACAAAAGCATATCAAAAAATATATCCAAAATCTTCAGATGGAACGGCTGCATCAAACTTTGAAATCATACTGAGAAATACTGATTTACAAAATTATCTGAAATCCAAACAGAAAAAGGCACAGGATTATGCCACTGTAACACATCAGGAACTGTTGGCTGAACTTAAAAGATGGGCGTATAGTGATACCACCGAATTCATAAATCTAACACCTGAGGACGTTAAAAAGATGCCAATTGAATTGAGGCGTTTGGTTCAGGGTTTTATAATTACAACCACAACAACCGGAACCGGAAAAGATGCCGTTACGACTCAAATGGTTAAACTTTCCTTTGTGAACAAAAAACAGGCATCAGAAATGATTGCAAAACACATTGGTTTCTTTGGTGAACACAACTATCAAAAAGCCATTCCGATTTCAGATCTTACACCACAGGAACGCAGGGCCAAAATCAAAGAATATCAGGAAAAGATTGATAAAACCTTAAACAAAACCCAATGACAATCAACAATGAATTTGAAATTGGGCAAACTGTATATTTGAAAACAGATCCAAATCAATACCAAAGGATGGTGGTTCAAATCGTTATCCGTGCAAAGGATATTCTTTATGATATTGTTTGCGCTGAATCACTTTATACAGCACATTCTTTTGAACTTTCATCAGAAAAGGATCAATTAATGATTTGCCAATGATAGCATCAGATGAAATCAGTGATCAGGAACTGAAGGAACTGGAAGAGCTTTTGCGACTGGAGGAAATTGATATGCTTTATGATGGCCTGATCAATCCAGGACCTGATGCAAATCCAAACTTCAAATATTTAAAGCAGTGTTTCCAGGATCAGAAATGGAACGCCAATGATGAACTGATTGCAGGAAAAAAAGGCGCTGCACTGGAAGGTTCAACAAGAAGTGGAAAAACTTGGTCCGGTGTTGATTTCATTATTTGGTTATGCACAAGAGTTGAAACAAACTGCAAAATCAATATTTACAGATCCACATTTGCAGAATTCAAAGATACTTTATATGAAGATTTCAGAAGGCGCTTGGATGATTTTGGGATTCCAAACAAATTTGAAAATGCTGAGGTTGTAAAGTCTTTCAGAATAGGCGGGAACGTGATCAGTTTCAAAGGATGTGATAAACTTGGAAAGAATCACGGTGCCGGTGCTGATTATGTTTTCTTTAATGAAATCATGCATATTCCTGAAGGCATATTTAATCACGCAGCAATAAGATGCAGAAAATTTTGGTGGGCAGATTACAATCCATCATTCAGCTCGCATTGGTTTTTTGATCGTGTTATTGGCCGGAAAGATGTTGGTTTTCTTCGTACTACTTTCCAGGACAATCCATATATTTCACCAAACGAAAAGAAGGAAATCACCATAAAAGAGCCGTGGGAAACTGGATCCTATTATGTAACACCTGAGGGTGAATTGATGTATAATGGATCACCTATTGATTCAAACAATCAACCACCGCCAAACCTGGATAATTTGGAAACGGCTGATGAGTATTTTTGGAGGGTTTACGGTTTGGGATTACGTGGTTCAATGGAAGGCGTTATTATTGACAGGATCCATTGGATTGATGAATTCCCTGAAGATATGGGGTATTTTTACGGCAATGATTTTGGTTTTTCTGTTGATCCTAATGCACTGGTCCGATATGCTGAAGATGAAAACAATATTTATTTTGAACTGTTGTGTTATAATCCTGTTGAAACTGATGATGCACTGGATGAACTTTATACGGAACTTGGAATTGAAAAGGCACTGCCAATAATTTGTGATTCATCAGATCGTTTTGTTTCTGAGCATAAAGGCGTGATTGAAATGGTGAAAGGCCTCAGGAAAAAGAACTGGAGGGCAAAGAAGGTGAAGAAAACAAAATCAGTGATGTATTGGTTAACATCAATGAAAAAGAAGAAACTTCATTGTGTTAAGAACCATTTATGGCAAAAGGTAAAAACTGAGCAGGAAAACTATAAATTCAAAAAGGTTGCCGGAATCCAAATAAATCAGCCTGAAGATAAGTACAATCACTGTTTTGATGCAGTAAGATACTGCCATATTGAGTTCAACAGGCCGCAAATGGAAATGAAAACAGAACAGAGTGTAAGGCAAATGGGAGTTAATTACTAAGTTTTACAAATTAATCTGCAAAAAGTTTAAAAGAATTTCCTTTAAAAGTAGAATTATTACAAATTTATGTAATATATTTGCGTAACAAACAAACGATAAAACAAATATATTATGGCAAAGCATTTCACTTCCGAAGATTACAGAAGGATTTTAAACCTTGAATATAAAAACAAAGAACTCAGCAAAGAAGATTTTGATAATACATTGATGCACTTTGCAATGTTGTTTCACAAAGAACAATCTAAATCTTAACTGATAAAATAAAAACACATTCCATAATTAAAAAAATCCTCTTTTCAAAAGGGGATTTTCTTTTTTGCAATACTTTCAATTTTAATTTATAGTTTTGTGCTATATTTATTTACATTGCTATAAATAAAAACAATTATGGATGAAATAATTCAGTTACTTCAAACAAACCCCAATGCAGCCATTGACAAACTAAAGGCATTTGCACTGGATAAATCGGAAATTGATCTGTTGATGAGGGAGTTCAATGAAGTTGAAAGGACCAAAAGAACAACACAAGTTGGAAACATCCAAAAAGATAAAATCATTGGTGAAGATGCATCCAAACAAAAACTTGTTAAAAAGGTACGTATTTCAATACCTTTTCAAAATAAGATTGTAAGAACTGCAACTGCATTTGAAGTTGGTGAAGCGCCATCAATAATTCCTGAGGAAAGAAACGCATTATCAGATGAAATTTTAAGGTTGTGGAAAGTGAACCGGATTGATCACATTCTGCAACAGGCAAAAACACTTCAGAAATCAGAACTTCAATGTGCTATTTCATTTTACATCAAAACAATTGATTCTGATAATAAATTTGCAAAGGTTTTAGGATTAAATAAGAAACGTGAATTAAAAGTTCGTTTGCTTAAAAATGAAAATGGCCTGATGTACCCTTATTTTGATGCCTATGGTGATATGAAGGCGTTTGTTTGGGAGTTCACAATAAAAAACGGTGATAATGATGAAAAACATATTTGGGTTTATGATGATCAATATGTTTATTTCATAGGGCCAACATCAGCAGGATCTTTTGGTTTTGTGAAAAAGGAAAAGCACGGTTTCAAAAATATTCCAGTTGTTTACCTGAGCCAAAAGAAACCGGAATGGTTTGAAGTACAGGAAATGATTGATAGGTTGGAGGTTTCCATATCAAAGGCCGGTGATGCAAACGATTATACAGGCCATCCAATATTGAAATTGATTGGTGATGTTCAGGGTGCACCGGAAAAGGATGATGAAGGAAAGGCGTTTGTTTTGCCGTTAAAGTACAATGAAGAAACGGAAAAGATGGAACATGGTGATGTTGATTTCCTCACTTATGATCAGGCACCTGAGGCAGTAAAATTGGAACAGGACCGATTGGAAAAATATATCTATTCAATGACATCAACACCTGATATTTCATTTGATAACATTAAAGGACTTGGAAATGTTTCCGGTGTTGCCTTAAAAATTATGTTCCTGGATGCAATGCTGAAGGCCAAAATGAATGAAGGTGAAAACAAAACTATCATTGAAAGGATCAACAATGTTTTGATTTCCGGAACCATCACCACAATTGCAACCGGATTGGCAAAGTTCGCTGATAAAACATTTTTCAATGTTCAATTCAATTCAATCATTCCTGATGATCTGAAAGATTCCGTTGAAACATTATCAAAGGCCGTTGAAGGCAAGTTTATGAGCAGAAAAAAAGCGGTTGAGGTTTGGAATAAAGCGGATGATTATGAAGATGAAATTGCACAGATTGAATTGGAAAGTAAGGCAGCAGTACCGGTTGCACCTGGAAATGATCCTTCAGATCCACCTGTTAATGTTCCACCAACACCACCTGCAACAGAATAAAAAAAATAAATTGCGTATCTGAATCAGCCTGAAATATAACGTTTCAGGCTTTTTTACGTCTTGGAACGAAGATTTTTTGAAATATTTTAATAAAAAGTGTTGTTATTACGAAATAGTTACATATATTTGTAATGAACAAACAAACAAACGATATGACAACATTAGAAAAATTCATCCAGGCAGATAATAAAGTTAACGAAATCGAAAACAATGGCGGTTTATATTTAGATGGTTATGCAGGAACTGCAACAACACCTGAATATGATGCAGCGCTTTTGGAATCACAAAAACTTTACAATCAATTAATGGCTGAGGGAATTGATCCCTTTGCTGTTTAATCATTAATATCTTAAAACAAACACAAATGGAAAATTCAGAAATTTACGCAGCAATGGCATTGATTGCCGTTATCCTTATCACAACATTAGTTGTTAGATTCAGAGGTTCAACTGGAAGTTCAAACGCTATTCACAGATAGTTACCTTTTAAATGGTTTATAACACCAAGCTAAAACACGTTTCAATGTGTATTTAGCGACTGTTATAAAACGTTTAACCTTTAAAGAAAGAATAAAACAATGACACCACAAGAAATAAAAGCTAAGGAACTTGTAGAGAAGTTTTTAGAATATCAACCAATAGCAATGGATGAGCTTGTTACCGAAAAAGGAAGATTGCACAGAGCTAAAGATTGCGCTATTATATGCGTTGATGAAATAATAAATGTTTCTCTTGGAAATTTTACGGTAAAGATTTGTGATTCACAAGGAATATCAATTCCATTAGGAAAGACAACAGAATTTTGGCACGATGTCAAGCAATCAATAAACAACCTTTAATTAACTTAAAAACAAAATTATGATTATAGTAAATTATTGGCACGAAAAAGATTATGACCCAACAACTGACGGTTATTCTTTGCACTTGGAAGGAATTGTTAATGATGTTTTCGATATTGTTTACGATGCGGAGTTGATACAGCAGGCTATTGATAACGACCCCGATTTTGAGCCAAAACCCGAAACGCTTTATGAAATTCAGTTGATTAGAGCAACGATAGCGAGCGACCCAATAAACGAACCCGCCTTTGCTATTGACAGAGTAATTGAAAAGAAATATGATAGTGATTGTGGTTGGGTAACCCCACTTGTTAGAATGTAATTAACTTAAACTATAAATGATTATAGAAAATATTATAACAGTAAACGATTGTCCGCCAATACCAAATAGAAATTATGATTGGTCTGCTTTTCGTGAAGATTATGACGAAGGAAATTTAATTGGTTACGGTAAAACAGAAAATGAGGCTATTAATGATTTAATAGAAAAAGAAAATTAACTCTTAACACTATGGAAACAAAAGATAAAATTATAAAAACACTTTTTGGTATAAGCGAACTCGCTCCAGATTCAGCTATATTAGATAAAGGAGAATGTAAAAAAGCAATGGAAGAATACCACCAATCCCAATCCAAGCAAATGCAACAAAGGATAAAGGAGTTGGAAGGAGTATTGAAAATAGCTTTTCAACTTTTAGATACAAGGGAAATTCCAGCGCAAACCGAATTAAATATTTTAAAAATTGATTTAATAACCGCACTAAACAACAAACAGAAATAACACAATTCCCAATTAATTTTGATATAAAATGCATCCAAATCAGGGTGCATTTTTTTGTTCCAAATACTTTGAAATAGTTTTTTTAAATCTGATATAGTATTTCAATAAATATAATTTATATATTTGTTCCAGTATTAACAACAAAATCATTTAAAAAAATGGCGGTAAAACCCAAAAAGATCAAGGAACGACTTATGGAACTCTTTCCAAAGGCGAAAAACTTATCTAAAGCAAGGATGAACGTTTTAACGGTTGCACTTGCGAAAATTCCGGCTGATGATGCCGATGATGATGCAATTGATGCAGTTATCAATGACCACAATGCAGTTTTTAATTTTGAAGAAATTGCAAAATCTGATGATACCATCAGAACTTTACAGGCTAAGTTGAAAAACCAAAAGCCTGATGAAGAAGAGGAAGAAGAGGAAGAGGAAGAAGAAGATCCAAAGCCAGGTTCAAAAAAATCTGATGAAATGCCTGTTTGGGCAAAAGGATTATTTCAAAAACTTGATTCCGTTTCAACAGAATTGAATTCAATCAAAACTGGAAAGGTTATTGAAAACAAAATGGAAAATGCAAAATCACTTTTTGCAAAATCCGAGATATTGAAGAAACTTCCTGAAAAGGTTCAACAAAGATTTTTGAAAACGTTGGAACTTGACAATGAAGATTTAACAATTGAAGATCAGATTGCAGAATTGGAGGAAGAAAATGAAGAGTTTGTTCAATCATTGGCAGATTCTGAAAGCGTTGCCGGAACACCACCTGCAAATACAGCAGCATCCAAAGTTTCTGATGAAGAGCTTGCAGATATTGTTGGTAATATGTAAAATAAAGTTTAATTTAAAATTAAAAAACGAATGGATCCAATAAATATTGGCAGTAGTTCTTCAGTTGACACATCACAAGATCACGTTGTGATTCCGCATGTGTTGGAAGATATTCCAGGTGGAAGATCTTTGGATGTTACAGGAGTAACAGAAGAAGTTTTGAAAGCAGGAAGGGTGATTGTTGAAGAAACATCATCAGGCGATTTAAAGCCATTGAAGATTGTGGATGATGCTTATGAAGCATTACCAGGAGGACACACTTACAAGGGTGTTCTGATAGCCTCAGTGCTAAAAACAAAGCCTTTTGCATCAATTATGGTGCGTGGAAGGATGAACAATGAAGCAGCCATTAATGCACATGGGTTGCCAACAGTTCCGGCAGGTGCAATAACTGAATTGCCATTAATCAGGTTTAATAAAG